GACAATGTTGTTGGATTAACAATCAATCCTAATTGATGATAGTCAATATCTGTTGGTATAACGCCATTTTCACTACCACTAAATTCGATAGAGTACATAATATGGTTGCATCCAAGTTCAGAGATTGGATCGAAAGCATGTCCTCCAATAGGAGAAGTTGGACCAATTACTGATGCATTAGAACCTTTGGATGACTGTATTGAAACATTTGCGTATGTGTAATTTTTACCTGGAGTATTAACAATAATATCTTGTATTGAACCAGAAACAACATTGGCTGATGCTGAAAAACCAGAACCATCGCCTGTTACAACAACAGAAACTATTGCATTTGCAGGATCGTAACCTGATCCTCCGTTCAGCACATTGATTACATCAATTGATCCAGCACCAGAGTTGGAAATTAATGGATTTCGGTTATTTTTAGTAACAGAAATTGGCAACCAAGTGCTATCCATAAATTTAACCTTGTCGCCCACATCAACAGTATACATGAATTTCCATTTATACCCATCAGCACCTTTGAAGATTCCGTTGGACGAATATGTGCCTGGTTCAAAATATGGTTCTACTGTCGATGGCTGTTCGTTGTTGTTCCAAAGACATTTGAAAACTTGGTCATACTTATTTTTAACATAAAATTTATATACAAGGTTTCCATTTTCATCTTGCAAACTCATGTTAAGTATATCTTGGTAAAACTCGTATGTTGTTCCAGAAGTCCAATCATATCTTCGAATAACAGGAGATAAATCACTTGTTTTTACTTTTTTAGCCACAAACATAGTCTTGAAAACTCTTTTCAAGTCTTTAACTGATGCTGTTGGTGTATCTGGATTATCCTCATCCGCCCAAGGATCAACCTTAGACAAAAATGCATAAATTGTTCCTAATGGACGTGTAGAGTTTGGTAGTAAAGAAACGGGTGAATAATACAACAATTCAATTTGCGATATTTTTGATCCGTTAGTGATGATGTTTTTATTTGCCATAATGATCTATTTATTAACTGAATGAGATGGATGCATATGTATTTGCTAAATCTCCATCAAAACTATAATACTTGATACGAGCCGTTGTTGTACCGCCCAAAGTAAATGTTGTTGCACCTACAGTTGAGTTCAATGCAGAACAACCATGTGTGATTGTATGTGCTGCACCACCGCCTGTAGAAGTATTTGTGATGAACAATACGATATCAGAACCTGCTTTAAAGTTTGACAAGGTTACCGCTAAGTTGGTTGCAACGTTTGTACGAACCCATGTATCGGTCATAAAATTCAAAGTGATTGCAGTTTGTGCGGCAGGATAAGAACGATGGTTATAAAGTATACCGTTAGGAACATAGAATGTTCCATTAGCCTCATCAATACTAGCAGTAGCACTTGCTTGAATCAGGTTGTTATTTGCATACAATATAGACCCGTTGGCCTTACCATACGCTTGTTGGTTTGCAATTGCAATTTGTAATTTGCCGTTAGCTGAACCATTCGAAAGAATCTTCGCAACAGAGATAACCGAATTTGCTCCGGTTGGTGCCACGTTTGATGCTTGTCCTGGTGTTGTTGACAAGAAAAGTAACTCTCCGTTTAGACCAAACGATGAAGCATCCATGTCACTAACAATACCTCTTGTGTATACGAAACCGTAGGCGCCGTTTGCAATAGCAACCTTAACAAATCCTTCAACTTGTGAGTTGGCCGCACTCGTTGCATCTGCCAATTTAATAAAAGGTACAGAATTTGAAGTTACATTTCCAGCCAATTTAACCCAAGAGTTGTTTGGAATTGTTGCGCCGGTATTATTGTATACACGTTCAAACAATACTTTAGATATTGCTGGTCTATCACCTGCCACATCCGTGTCTTGAATCAATGAAATAGTATTTGATGAATACCATACTTGACCACTTTGTTGTGCTGGTGATTGTGATTGTGGGAACCATTGTATCACATTTGATACAGAAAGTCCTGTAGTAATGTTTGAGAAGTACACATTACCTAATAAGGTATTTGCAGTGATGTTGCCAATAACAATCAAGTCTTTTGAGAAAGTTGCACTATTTGAGGTGAATCTATCAACAGAAATGCTTTGGCCTGTTGTGTTTGCAGTCAAATTACCTGTCAGTACAACAGAATTCAATGTGATAATACTGGTATTCTGTACTGCTGAGTTTGCTTTTGTGAACGATGCATTAGCTTGTAAGAATGCTGCATTTGCATATGTTCCTGCCGAACCCAATGCGGTGTTTTGTGTGCTGCCATCAGGAAATATCAAAGGTTGATTCAATATGATTGCTGACGAATTCATTCTTGCAACAACATTCGATACTGAACCGCCACCAGCAATGAAACGAATTTCTTTACCTGTTGTTGTCGATCCAACGATCAGGTTACCACCCCAAGTGTTTGATGTGCTGCCTTGTGCATAGATGTAACCATCTAGTCGGTTTACTGCGGTACCAATGTTATTGAACTCGGAACCAGGTTGATAATCTTTGTTCGCATACCCCATATCAACAAAGTATGTGGAGTCTGTTCCTGTATTTGCTGTAATAACATGGTCAGCAGAACCTCCATTGTTTGTATTAACAAAGTTAGTTTGCACATATGATTCGCCAGATTTTGCAAATTGTGCGACAGTATTAGGCAAAAGAATTGCATTATTACCAACATTTAATGTGTTATTTGCATATAAACCATTGGCCAATGTTGTTGCATTTATTTTAAATGTACCCAAAGAAGTAAGATCGGTTACAACCATAATTGTATTGGCTGTATTTGAGTCTATAGTTCCAAGTGCGGGTAAAGCTGAAATTTTTACTGTTGACATTTTTTATCCTAAAAGAATGATACGATCATCTTCTGTTGTTAAAGAGAAACCACTTTCTGTTGTCAGTTCTGGAATATATTGTAATCCCAATGGTGACATAATTCTAATTTGATCCGATAGTATTGTAGAATTGGCTTGTAATGTTCGATTGACCGACATTAATGAGTTTGCATTTGATGTTATATTACTTGATAGATAAATTATTCCATTAATATAATCAATCGAAGAAACAATCCTACTTGTGTTATTGTCAACCAAAACTTTGTCGCCTGCATACACGAGATCCTTCAAAGGATATGCGGTATTACTATAGACTCCGTTATTCACGAGGTTGTATGACCATGTGAACGATTTAATATTTATCGTATTTGATCCAGCGTTTGCCGTCACCCGAGCAACATTTCCAAATGTTAACCATGTATTAGCTTTTAATGTAATTGTATTTGCAACAGAATCAAATGAAACAATAGGTGAAGAAATCTGTATTTTTTTATCTGTTGAAATTTGAATTGAACTATTGCTTGTTAATATATTTGCAAGATTTGCTCCCAACAAATTATTAAATCTAATAATGTTTGTGCTCTTATTACTAAAACTTGTATCAAATGAAATGGCATCTACAAGGTTTGATCCTAACAAATCACGCAAAGGATAACCTGTTGACAAACCTTCTTGCATGTGCAAATTGTAAGAATTATTAGATTTCATTGCATATCGACCAACAATATTCATACCTGTTGGATGTAACAAATTCAATAATACTTCCCGATACTTTTCAATTTCTTTTTCGACAGTAATTTGATATGTGAAATTGTTATAAACTTCATTTTGCAAAACGTCAAAAGAACTTGGTTGTCCTTGAGAGTTTAAATATTCACCCGTTCCAATGACCAAACCATTTAAGAATTGTGCATTGGCCTTGGCATTTCCATCACCATAATTAATAAAACCACTGTTGTTGTAACTTCTAGTAAAAGTTGTTATGTTACCAACAGTATCGGTATATTCATAACTTGTATCAAATTGTGGAAAAGAAGAATTTGCCATTATATAATTAATATTTTTCAAATTAACTGTTAAAGGCAAATTGGTATTTGGATTTGAATTATAATTAAAAACTCTTAGATTATATAATGATTTTGAATAATCTTCGTTAGATGACAATAATGAAATTGAATTGATTAGAGCTGTATATGATGCCAAATCAATGGTTGGACCTTGAAAAATCACATCACCTTTTTTAGGCAAATTTTCAATTGCAACATTTGATACAACAATATCTTGAACTTTTAATGATACTTTTGGTGTTTCGACATAATCTTCACCATAATCAATTAAATTTAATGTGGTTATAGAACCGACACGGTCAACAACCAAATCAAATTCAGCACCAGTACCTAAAATTCCTGGAATAGATAACACAGCACCACTGGCTGCCGTGTTAGTTGAAACTACTGTGGTTCCTGGCAAATATTCGTTGGTGTAACCCATGCCACCTTTTGGATATTTTGGTGGATTCTCGGTCGTATTAAAAACATAATCTGCTCTCAAGATACCACCAGAGGCATCAACTGTAGTCACGTTAGCGTATGCACCAAGACCTTGGCCACCACTTATAGTGATTTTGTCGTTTGCTCTGTAACCTGTTCCTGGAGATATAACTTGAATTGGACCCAAAATACCTAATGAAGCAAGATCGGAATTAATTGCAAAAGTATCAAAAGAATCTTCTGTTACAAAGGTGGAAATTGCAGTAACTTCTGGTGTTTTTGATAACCCACCACCTTGATTGTCAACAATAATCGAAGAAATTGGATATGTTTCTAACGAGGTGAAGGTGAAAAGTTTGGATAAAGTTGTGTTAGCATTTGAACTGTAGGTAGTCGCATTTGCAAAATGATAATCTGTATTTCCTATTGTAATATCTTTTTTGAATCCAATAACATCAATTGGTAATAAAACAACGTTTGCAATTGCATTGCCTAGCTGTGCCGAGGTTTTAATTATGGCGTTATTGGCTTGTGTGTTTGTAGAAACAACATTAGCGGTTACATTGATAATGGCTAAAGCATTAACTGTTGTACTGTAATTTACAGTCGTGATTGTACCATTTGCATCAACAGTTGTTACATATGCAAACGCAGCATTTTGATATGTAATTTGGTCATTAACTTTATAACCACGACCACCATTAACAACAACCAATTGCGGAGGCAAATACGGAGAAACAGAACCAACATTTGCTTTGGCACCACCACCATTTAAAATACTAATAATTGTATTTTGTACTGGTGCTTGTGCGTTATATCGTGAATAACCATAACCACCTTTTTTGACGTTAATCCTTTGTAGTGATCCTTTGGTTGTGTCACCAATAATTGCTGTTGCACCAATGCCTGTGTTTGAAGTTAAACCACCATAAATTATAACAGGATCACCAGGTTGGTACAATAAACCTCTGTCCTGAACTGATGTGTTAATTTTTAGTTGACTGACTTGACCGACAATCTTGGCTTCAAGAACTTGGCCATCAAATAAAACATCTTGGTTATTTGAATCAACGATTCTAGCTGTTTCACCAGATGTAAACAATCTTTCAATATTTGAAATAAAAACTTCAATTTTATTTCCAACAAAAATTGCATTTTCAATTGTTGCAATTGATTTACTTTGATTTCCGAATATTCTAAGATTTTTTGTCTTTAAAAAATTTGCATCAGTTGAAGACAGTTTCAAACTTTTTGAAATGTACCAAGTTCCGGCCGAAGCTTTTAAAACTGCGTCCTTGGTGTAGAAAACATCAAAACTGGAATTGTATAATGTTCTAAAAAGAAACTCATATGAAGCTGGTGTACCTTTTGTTTGATACAATTGTCTTGCAATTTTGACAGCTTCTTGTTTATTGATTAGTGTTTCTTTTGGAAAATATGGTAAAAAGTCATTTGTAAAATATTCCAAAAATTCAGTAGTTGTTTTATCAACATCTTTATAATTTAAAACATTTTTTGATCTGTCTGTAACATTACCTGTTTGTTCCATCCATTCGTAATATGCCTGAACAAATAAAGTAAAATTTCCATATTCAGGATTATCCCTGACATGCTCCGGCAACTGGTGAGGAACCAGTAAAGAGGTTTTTTGATTATTTTCTATCATGTTCTTTTGGCTGTTACATTTACAACAATGGAATTTGGATCAAATGGATCTACTGTAATAATTCTGTTATAAGTGGAAGAAATTATTGATGTTGTTGGTTTTGCAGTAATTGTTAATTGACCTAATGGATTGTTGATATCAACAGGACCCAAAGAATTTAGTGTAACTACACCTTCGGTGTAATCAATTGTACCAACATTATCATTAAAAACTACTTTAACGTTGTTGGTGTCATTATAATATGTTCTTAATGTGCCATAACGGCCTTCTAAGATTGCAACACCCGCACCCAAAGAACCTGTTGTGTCATTAACTGCTGGTGTAATTTTAACAATTGCGGCTGTGTAACCCGAACCTTTGTTTGTTATGGTAAACGATTTAATGCTTCCATTTCCAGATATGTTAGCTACTGCGGTTGCACCAGTACCATCACCCAAAATTGTTACAGTTGGTCGTGAAGTCATACTATAACCAAAACCAGGGTTAATAACAGAAAGTGACTCTATACCACCAGTTGATACTGGAATTTCTTCAATATAAATTCCATTAATATTTGTTGATAAATTTAATGGGTTTTGAAATAACATTGATGGTGAACTATTAATGCCGCTGGCAAACATACCTCTTTCCAAAGGAATACCATAATATAATTTATATGTTGTTGGTGTTGTTAGGTTCGGTCTAATTTTCTTTTGTACACGAAGATTTATTTCGTTTGTTATAATAGAACCATCAGTGTTATTAATTATGTTATTAAAATCTGATAACTGGAATGTTGAATTGAAATTGTTTAGTTGTGAGTTCGACAAACTTTGTATAGATGTTTTCACGATCTCCTCTATTTGTGAGGAAGTTCTTGTCGTCTTTTTTGGATCATATAATACATTTGCTGTGATTTGTAAGTATGTATAATCGGGGTCAACAATTGTTGGTTCAACTGTCATAACAGAAATAGGTCTAATTACATCAGAAATCAATTTTTGTTTTTGTATATCTGTCAACAAATAACCGCCAGTAGGTTTGATGGCAATAAAAACTTGGCCGTATACTGGTTGTGAATTTTCTTGTCCACCCCAAACACTCACAGCATCAAACGAGAAACCGAGTGTATTTTGTTGTATTGCTGTTATGTAGTCTTCTTTGGTGACTGCTCGACCTTGTGAAGCATATGACTTTGGTGCTTGAAATTTGATAGAATCAATTGATTCTTGTTCAGAACCTGCTGTTGTTGACAATATTGGATAAATTCTCGTATTGGAGTATCCAGAAATTGAATCCATTAACACAAAGTTGTTAGCTCCAGCAGCTGCTGTTCCTTGCGTAACAATATAAGACAATCTTACAATATTTCCATCAACAAGTTTTTGACCTAAAACTCCATCACCAAAATAAACTTCATATAAACCACCAATATCTTCTTGTAAAAAGTATACTTGAGAATTTCCATCTAGTGTTAAATAATTAGAGGCTTCAGTGTAAACAGTAGAATACGTGTTTGAAGATGATGTTTGTATTGAAACAGTCAAGGTAGTGGTGTCAGCATTTAAATCAGGTAATTTAAATTTGTATTTTGGATTCTCAACAGAATCGACTGTATAGGAAATTGATGAAGCAAGACCTTGTTTCAATGTTACATTATTGAATGTTGCAGTATTGTTTACAACATTTACCGTCATCGAATCTGGTGTAATAAAATTATAATTTACTCCATCAATTGCTTCCGAAATAAAGGTTGTGAATTTTGGTAAAGTTAAAGAAGCATCAGTTACTTGATTTACCTTTAAATTGATGACTGCTGAAGGAGCTATAGCGGATTTTGGTGTATAGTTCAATAGTTTTGCTTGAGAAACCACAGAATCACGTTGCAATGCTGTGTCCAAAAACATTTCGTTCGCAACCATATTCAAATAATATGCATTATATTGCGTGTTGTATGCCAAAATGTCTAAGAGTGTGGAAAGTGCTGAACCTTCATAGTTGTAATCTTTTAGTGTGTCTTGAGATTGTAGATATGTTTTCAGATTTGTTTTAATTTTATTAAAATCCAATTCTGTCATTTGGAAATTTGAATTTGCGCCAGCCATTTTATCTGTTTCTCTCTAAAAGAAGTGTTACTGTTGTTGGTAATGTTGCATTTTCCATATAAAAAGACAAACTCACATCATAAGCATTCTTGTCGTTTCTTGGTGTTACTTTTATTTCTTGTATTGTTGCTCTTGGTTCATAATTTTGTATAACACTTTCAATCTCTTTTTGTATAGAAACTCCTGTCATAGTCGAAATGTTTTCAAACAAAAATGTGTCTATATTTGACCCTAAATTTGGATTAAAAGGTCTTTCGTAATGTTTTGTCAAAAGTAAATTACGAATTGAACGAATTACAGCCTGTTCGTCAAAGCTTAAAGCAACATCGGCCGACACCGGTTTTTTTAAAAAGGTGAAGTCTATATCGGAATATATTTTTTTTGT